TTCTTGCTAAGTTCGAACAGACTAACCTAGACAACCGAATGACTGCTGCAGTTCAGAACTCTCAAGCATTCCTTGCTATGGATATGAAGAACCTAGACAATGATCAACAGGCTGCTGTAATCAACAACCAGTCCATGATCCAGAGTATCCTCTCTGATGCAAATGCAAAGAATGTTGCTGCTCAGTTTAATGCTACTTCTGAAAATCAGACTGATCAGTTCTATGCTTCTTTGAACACACAGATTGCTCAGTTCAACTCTTCACAGACTTTGACTGCAGATCAGTTCAATGCAAACATGGAAGATTCTCGTCAGAAGTTCTATTCTGAACAGAGTTATAACATTGCAGTAGCTAATGCCAACTGGCGTCAGCAGGTACAGCTGCAGGATGATCAGCAGAAGTATGAAGCTGCTACAACCGATGTTAAGAACATGGTGGACCTCTCTACCAACCAGCTTAACCAGTTGTGGGATCGTTCTGATGCTCTTCTAGACTATGCTTGGAAGTCTTCTGAAAGTGAGAAGGACAGACAGGCTACTATTGCTGCTGCTAAGATCCAAGCTTCTGCTTCCACAAAGGGGGCAAATATGGGAGCACTTGGTTCACTAGCTGGTGCATTCGTAGGCTCAAGTACATTCACTAATATGATGTCAAGTATCAAATTTTAATCGGAGTTAATATGGCACAAGAAGATGATATTTTCAGACAGGCTGTTAAAGCCTTTTACGAAGGGGCTCAATTCTCTGAGCTAGAAAAGACTACCGGTAAAAAGATGAAATACAATCAAGACTTCTTTGATGGGTATGAGAAGGATCTTCGGAAACAGATCAAATCCCCTAAAGGTCAAGATGCTGAAGTTCCTCAGAAAGATGTAGCACAATGATGAAACCAAACTCAGGACCTATTCCTGGAGCTAACTATACTTCTGACACAAAGAACTATCCTTGGAGGCAACCTCCGGAATTTTCTGATGTCGATGAAGCTTTGGATATGCTCGCTAAGAAGGTGACTAAATTCCCTGTAGCCAATGGTTTTCTGACTATGGCTGAAATGGGTATCCCCCTCTACAAGATCGCTGATATGATTCTAACACAAGGTGTGGGTGCTGGTAAGTGGACGGTAGATTTTACCCTCCTACTTGCTGGTCCCTTCACTCGTATGATCGAATTGATTTGTGTTGGCTTTGGTGTCGATTACGATCTAGGTATTACCGATGATGAGAATGACTTTGAGACTGGTACCTTCTTCAAAGAAGATCAGGCCCTTCGTACTCCCAATGGTAAATTCAAACTGCTTGATGAACAGCTTCCAGAAATTAAGAACGCTGCTGATGATCAACAGAGTGGAGACACTGGTAAAGTGAAAGATCTTAAGACAGAAGGCTTTATGGCTATGCAGGGTGGTCCTCCCGCTGATGGAGCGAAACCTCAGGAGACTAAATAATGGTAGAAACATTTCTTTCTGGATTTGCAAAAGGCTTTATCGACGCTCGTAAGGATCGTATGGATAGAGAAGCTGATACGGAGAACCAACAGTTCAAATACAAAATGGACTCTCTTATGCAGATGAGGGAGAAGCGTGAAGCCAAGAGTCTCAAAGAGAAGGAGATGTCTGATCAGGCTAAAGGTCTCTCAGATCAGTTTGGTGATCCCAACTTTGCCCCTGTAGCTATGCAGGAACTCAAGCTTGGTGTCTCTGCTGAAACTGTACAAGAACGTCTTGCCAATGGCTACTACACAAAGAATACTAGCTACAAGCCTCCTACTCAGACACTTAAGGTTCCTGCTGCTGTCAGCATGAAGTTTGACGAAGGTATGGATGACACTCAGTCTACTGGTACTGGTATGCTTGCTCGTGGTGAAGCTGTCAATAAGCAACGTGGTATGGATAAAGTCAATGCTCGTATTGATGCTATCGATCCTAGCCTACGTCAAGGTATGGTTGATCAGGACACGACTTCTGCAACTACTGATGAGGCTAGTAACTTTGCCTATAAGTATACTCCTAAGAATCAGGTCAAACTCGGATCTTATGAAGATGCTTTGTACGCACAGCAGAAAGCTAGGGACTCTAACGACCCTACTGCTTTGAGAGAGGCTAATGAAAAGGTCAAGATCTGGGAGCGTGTCAATACTGAGAACACTGTCAATCAGGCTAAAGCCCGTGGTAAGAATGTTAATACCTATCTATCACTGAGTGATGATGGAACTATTCAATCTCAGCTTCCTGGTGAAGTACGTCCTAATGGGGATGGCACTGCCAGTGTTTGGAACATCTCAGATCCTACGAACCCACAGAAAGCCTCTGGCCGTGTTCGTCAAATGAACCCAGACGACATGGATCGCTACAATAAGATTACCGATGAGTTTGGCAAGAAAGCTGCTGACTACAAGACTTCCGCAGGGGCTTATGTCTCTGCCCTAGATTCTAGTCAGCGTATGGCTCAGATCCTTCATAATGACCGTGGGGCTGCAACCTATGCATCCAAGGGTCTTGGACTTGTCAAAGAACTTCAGGGTGAAGCTCAATCTGCCTATCAAGCTATCAATGGTCTTGAAACTCAGATTACTGAAAAGGCTTCCTCTGGCAAGCTCGATGGTATCGAAAAGGATATCTCTGATCATGCTAAGGCTGTTGAAGAGTTTGTTAAGAATTCCATGCTTACTCCTGGAAATCAACAGAAGGCAGTTAATGCTGCTCTGTATGAGTCCTTGAAGATGCAGACTGCATATCAAGTTGCTCAGGCTACTTCTACTGATGGTAAGGTATCCAACAACGACTTGAACAATGCAATAAGCATTATTGGCGGTTCTTCTGATCCGGACCAAATTATTCCTAAATTGAATAGCCAGATGCAGGGAGCTTTCCTTAAGCTTCAGTCTGCTCAGAGCAATCTGAATAGTAATGAATCTGTTGCTCAGTTTGAACAACTTTATGGTGTTAAGACTGGCCTTAAGGGTGAACGTATTGGTGATATGATCATGAAGATGGATATCCCTGATGAACAGAAACAGCTTTTGATGCGTTACCAGAGTGAGATCACTAAGATCGATCAAAAGGGTCAAGCTCAAGTTCAACAGAGTCTTGATGAACAGAAACAACCTCAAGCTCAACCTCCGGCTCAGACACAAACGCCACCTAAGATGGTGACTATCACTGATCCTGAGAAGTTCAATGCAGCAACAGCAATACTTAAGAAAAATCCTTCACCAGAAATGAAGTTGAAGTTTGATAAAGTGTTCGGACAAGGAGCATCAGATCAAGTCCTTAAATAATGGAGTCAATAATGGAACAAGATAATCCGTTTGAACAGTTCAGGCAGCCAGATCCAGAGGAAGATGCAAATCCTTTCGAACAGTTTCGGCAACCTGATCCTGTTCAGGCTCCTGTAGCTACTGCACCTGCACCTTCTGTAGCTGTACCCCCTGCTGTTGAAAACCCTTTGCCCTCTGCCCCTGAAGATATGCCTGTAATCACAGGTAATCATTTTGCAGATTATCAGAGGAATGCACAGGGAGCAGCTCAGAATGTAACTCCTGAACAAGCACAAACTGATCAAGATGAACTCAATAAGATGAGGAATGATGGTGAGTTTGACCGTGGTAATGGGACTGATCCTAGTTCTCTCCCTGAGATTAATACTCTACAATCTCAGAGTGACCTCTATGACCCTATTCGTAACAAACCAGAGTACAAGCCTGTAAAGGATCTTGAGAACTCTTGGGGGTATTCCGTTGGTCCAAATATAACAACCCCTTGGGGGAATGAGTATGCTCTCGGTGCTTATGTAACTGGCGCACTACCTTCTCCGGGAGTTCCTAAGGACGTAACTGAACTCAGGGACAAGAGGGACATTGACTTATGGGAGAAGTACCTCACTACTGGTAAAGAAGATACTATAGGTGGTATCATTCCTGTTCGTACTCAGGAGAAGAGGGAAAATAACCCTAGCTTTAATGCTACTCAACCTGAGAGTGATAGTAATCCTGCTATGATGTCTACTCGTTATATAGTAGACCCACCGGATGCTACAGCTTTTGAACGAGCAGCTTATCAGATTAATCAGAACATCGTGGGTGGTGTTTTTGATGCTGCTCTCGAAGGTAAACTGACTGGTGAAGGTGTAGTTGGTAAAGCTCTCCCTGAGACTGTTCCTAATGAGTTCGGTGAAAAGTTCGCTACCGATATGACTACGTTTGCTCTTGGTGGTATTGGTGCAGAGAAGCTTGGTGCAGGTGGTATGTCTTTGGCTAATAAAGCCTTCAAGATGGTATCTCCTGAGGCCGTACAGAGCATTCGTAAGACTTACGCTGAAACCCTACGGGTAACTGGTGATGCCTCTCTAGCACGTCGTGCAGCGGCAGGAACAGCTAATGGTGTTGTGATGGGATTGGGCCTTGGTGTCCGTACCACTGCAATGGTAGGTAAGGTAGCTGGCATGGGCCTTGCTGAAGGTGTCGTATCACCAAAGGGTTCTGAAGGTGGTGTCATCGATTCCAAGTATCTTCAAAGAACTTTTGGTTGGACCAAAGAGCGTGCAGATGACTTCTCCTTCATGGCTGACAGTCCTGCTATCTCTGGCGTTCTTGGTAGCTTGGGTGCCCTCAGGAATACAGCTGTAGAAAGGGTTATTAAACCAGCCTTTGGTGGTCTTAGGAATATGTCCCCTATGGGCTTCAATCTTCAGAGACTCCGTATGTCTGACAGGTCTGCTGGCATTAAGTTTCTAACGTGGCTTGACCCAGGTATTGCTCAGTCTGCTCCTGAGACTGCTATCCAGAAGATGAAACTTCTTGCTGACTCTGTCAAAAGGAATGGAATCAAACAGTTTCAACTTATGAAGGCTGGTAGGGATGTCACACAAGACACTGCTACTGCATTTGATGAGAGTGCAGCTGAATACTTCCGTACTGCCTATGCTGACAAAGCTCCTGCAATGAACGCTACTGATCCAAATGCATTTGACAATTGGGTTAAACAACAGGCAGGTAAAGCTTCAGGTAATCTCTACAAGCTTCGTACTGCTATCGGAGCAGATGGAACTGCATCTAAGGGTGTAGAAGATCTGAAAGACTTGCTCTTTGATGCAGCTGAGAATACCCACCCTGAGGGTCTAGTGGCTGGTCAGAGGGAAGGTGCTCAAGTTGCAGGTCAGACTCATTTGGATGAGCTAAAAGTTCCTGAGGGGATGATAGCAAAATCTAAGAAAGAATTGGATGTAACTAAAAGTGCGGCAGATAATGCCATGACTGATGACTCTGAGTTCCAGAAGTATTTGGCTACTGCCAATAATGATCTTGGTTCTAGGTCTAAACAACAGGGGATAATCGATAATCAGATCAACCCTAAAGTCTATGGTGCTCTTGAGAAACTGAAGACTGATAGTGATAGTGCTTATGAAGCTATCTCTAAGACTGGTGCTGAAGGTGATCCTGTATCTATCCTGAACATCATCAAAAAGACTGGTTCTACTGGTCCTGGAGATGTGCCACTTGGACAGATGGGACCTCCGTCTCCTAAGACTACTATCCATGATCCGTTCCTCAAGCAAGTTGCAGAGAGTGTAGAAGCTAATCCTTCTATCGATAACATCTACAACAAAGTACGTAACCAAATCTCTGAACAAATCCAAGTTGCTGAAAGAGGGGGTGATCCTATGGGTCGTCTCGAAACTCTGAAGGAACTGAGGGATAACATCAACAACGATCAGCTTCAATTCGTTGCCGATAATGGCGATGGGAATATCAAAGCTATGGTTGAAGATGCTAAGGGTAAGTACATCAAGCTTAAGAATGCATTCTACTCTAACCGAGAACTCACTACCGTTGCTAACGAAGGTACTGATGCTATTAAGGCAGCTAACCGTCCAATCAAAGATAGAGAGAACTTCGATATTGCTTTGTCTAGGCATATCAACAGTGGACTCAATACTACTGAAAAGGAGACTTTCCGTAAGTCTTTGATTAATGCTACTAAGGAAGGTGGTCAAGATATCACTCCTGAACTCCATACACTATTTGCAAGTAAAGCTGTAAATAACTTGGCTGACACAATCAGTCGTGGGGGCAAACAGGATGTCAATACTCTTAGGACGAGTCTTAGGGATATTGTAGAAAATCTTGAAGGTCTTGGCTCTCCACATGTTGCTGAGTTCAAGAGAATGGAATCTAAAATCCAAACTCTTCAGAACACTGTCAAGGATAAGGAAGAACTCCATGCTAAGGTAGTAGAAGCAGCTAAGGATCTACAAGAGAAAGCTGAAGATTCTATTCTTGCCCGTTTTGTTACTAAATCTGAAGGAGGCAAAGTGCCAATTGAGGGTGGTGACTTTGGGAATGAGATCAGTGGGATTGTACGGGGTGAACACTCTGTATCTAAGGTCAAACAACTTATGAATAAAGCAGATTCAATGGGAGAAACTGGAGTGATCCTTAGGGATGCTGCTCAAGGTTCTTACGTCCGTTATCTCCAGAAGAAAATGGAGTCTGGTTCTAAGATGGATATGATTCCTCCAGGTCAGAAGTTCGCTAAGCGTTCTAACGATCGGGCGATTGATGTCTTGTTTGATCCTACGACCAATGAGCACAAAGTGATGGAAATGATGTTTAGGGACAAACCTGAGACAATTCAGGCTCTGAACAAAGTTGCAGATACTTATTCTAAACTCTCTAAGAAGACTCCTATGGTAGACCAAAAGGCTCTACTTGGACCACTTCCAAGGAGCGAAGATCCTGCACAGGCAGCTCAGTCTCTTATTACATTCATGTTGGGACAGCTCAATCCTACTGCAACCAAAGTCAAGCGTATCACTACTCCGATGAGTATTGAGAGTCTCGAACAGGTTAAGGAACGGAGAGCTGAACTTATGCATCTTCTTCTTGAAAGTCCAGACCACTTTCAGAAACTTACCAAACAGATTATCGATGATAAGGTTGAAGAAGAGACAAGTAAGTGGGTAGCTAGAACCCTACGTAGAGGTATGGCAAGAGAGTATCAGGCTGATCCCTCAGTAGGTATCGGTACTGTTGCCAGTGGTGCAGCAGGTTCCCTGTTTGATGAGACCTCGAAGCTCATTAAGACTGGTGTATCTAAGACAATGAAATAAAAAAAAAAGGCCCTGTCGGTAAATCCCAAAAGGAAATACTAACAGGGCCTTTTTGCGTTTTAGGTTTGTCGAGCAGCGCGCCACTCTTCAATTTCTTTTTGTGTCAATGGGCCATTCTCAAGAATACCCTTTGGCTTGTCATCAATCCAGATATCTGGCTGGAAGTCAGTCCGGTGTTCACACCACCACTTCTTTGCAACACCATCAGTATAGATGACAGGAATATCAAACTGATCATCTACATAATCAAGCTTGTCGTGTCGGTGTGTTACTACCCTAATGTCATGACCGTAGTCAACCGCTAAGGCGATTACCATATCCCAGAACTCAGGGGCTTTGTCGTATGTACCATCATAATCAAGAGCTATCTTTACCATAGTATTCCTCAATTGCCAACTGGATATAATGAATGGCTTTCTCCAAATCTAACCTTTGGCCCTTAGCCTTATGTCGTGTAAGGTACTTGATTGCATTACCTTCGTACCAACCAATACCATTCTTTACTACATACTCACCCGGCTGGATGGGCATGTCCTTATAGTGGGTACCACCAATTTGAATATCTTTAACACTCATTCTAGATCCAATTCTTGCTGAGCATTCTCTGCCATAATACGTACTACAAAATGATTGTTGATCTGTACGAGATCGTCTTGGATTACCACAAGGTGTCCATCATCGACATCCTTACCGAACCCTTCGAAGAACTCTTCCCTATATGCTTCTGCCTCTGTACGTCCTAGAAATGCGCCCATGTAGGCGATGCGTGTGTTATCTGCCATTACTCACTCCATTGTTCTGCCATTGCTTCTGCAATACCTGTATAAGTTAAACTCCTGATTGCTGCTCTATCTTCAGAGGGTCCAAGTCGGTTTTGACCTGAGTCAGTTTGATTAGCCCACCTTCGCTTTCCTTCAACAATTCTTGGAGTAATATAGCTTGTTCCGATGAGGAGGGGTAGATTCTTAAGCCAGAGACAAGTCCTTTTCGATGCATCATGACCGTATTCATAAGGCTGGATAATTTGGTCTGGCTTTCTGATGTGTGTGGAAATAACTGAGACAGGGTTCTCGATGGCAATCTTTCCGATATCAGCTTCGATAAGTCGTCTAACGAAATTGAGTGCCAGTTGTTGTCTTCCATCTGCAATCTTTTCCTTGAAATACTTTGATCCTGAAATAGCAATATCTGTACACGGAGGGTGAGCAATCATTAAGTCCCACCCATCATTGATGATATCAAATACATCACCTTTGTAGTGTGGACCTTCTACTAGAGTATCAAGGAGATCACAAGACATAGCCTCGTGACCCCTTTTGATAAATGCATCTCTTACCCTGCCGCTCATTTCACAAGCGACGAGTACTTTCATTTAATTTTCCAAAATGCTTTGTCAGTGGCATTAGTAGGTGGAAGTTCCATTACCTCACCACATTTGATACATTTAATACTGTATGGTCCATATTGGAATGCTTTAACTATCTCATGCTTACATTTATCCAATATCTACAACCTCACATCCATCTGCAGAACATGCAAGAGTCTGCATACCTGAGGTAGTATCCTCAGCTTCATAGAAAGATAGGTCAGTCCAATTGATAGACTTAGGCATCTTCTCTACAAACTCTAGGTACTTCTTCTCATCACATTCATCATATGGTGCCTGTCGGTAGGTATGATCAGAATGAGGAAGGAAGGATACGCCAGAGATAAGATCAAAGTTGTCGTAAACCCATGCTCCTACTGCTGGCCATTCTTTCTCTCTCACACTGATTGTGACAGATGGTTTGTGTTCACACCAATGAAGCTGATAGGTCTTCCAGAGTTCAAGCTGTTCGATAGCTGTCATTTCATTACGAGTGACAGAACCTTCAGGAGCTTTGATAGGGAAGTAGAATACTGTAGTAGCATCCGGCTTCATTACATCTGCTTCATAAGGTACACCTGACTCTTTCAGGAACTGTGTCAATGGATCTTTGTTGTCTCCACGAACACTGCGAATATAGTAAAGAGAGTGACGGGCGTGGATGCCACTAGCAGAATCCACGAGTTGCGAGACTGTACCAGAAGGCTTAACGCATGTAATACTAGTTGAAGGATTAATCCCGATATCACTAGCGAGGCTATTGTTGACATCAACAGTCCTTTTCTTTAGTGTTTCAAGGAGGGTAGATAGACGAGAGTCCTTACCATTAGTAAGTTCACAATCCATGATACCTGTCAGAGATACACCAAGGAGACGTTCCTCTTCTGTATTCTTCTGCCAGATCTTACGGAGATAAGGGAAGTGAGTAAGTGTACTCTGGAATGTACCCAGGATACTTGCTATCTCAACCTTGTCTAGAAGTGTCTCAATAGTGTCATCACTACGGATGATAACTTCTGAAAGGTTACAGAACTGGTAAGGTCGAAGAATGATTTCAGAACAAGGGTTTGTACCAAAATCAAAATCTGGATTACGTCGTTCAACTGACTTAACCTGCTTCTTTGCTGCTACACGATTGAAGATACCTCGTTCACCACTCTTAGAGCGATAAAGAGATAGCCACTCATCCATGAATGCACCAACATCTGGTGTCTCTGTAAAGGCTACTGAGTTATTAGCCAGAGCCCTCTGTCCTTCATCCTTCCACCAATCACCCGACTTAGCATTACGCATACGGGCATCAGTGAGGTTAGACAATGAGATCATGGCAGAGCGGCGTACACCTCCCACCACGACGACTTCTCCAATCTTGCAGAGAATATCATGGCATTCGAGGGAGTTAAGTCGTCTTCCAACAGCACTTCGAAACTTTGCAATCGTGAATCGGAAAAGATCCTCAAGAGGTCCCGGTCCAGAGGCACGCCCACCAAAAGTTTTGAGACGGGCACCAGCTGCTCTAACCTTGGAGACGTCCCACTTTGGTATCTCACCCGAATAAAGGAGGGCAATAAGCTGTCGGTATGCTTTCGCCCAACCCTCCTTAGAGTCGTGTACAACAATAGTTGTATTTGAATCAAAGAGTCTGTCTGGTACTTCTGGTAGCTTTGAAATGTACTGCCGTTCCACAGAGAAACCAACTCCGGTCCCACATAGGAGAATGTACATTGCTTCATCAAAGCTTTTCGGGTCATCGATGGGAAGATACGCGCAATTATATCCTGCAGTATTGTCACGTTCCAGTGCCTTTCCAGACGTCATCAACGCCCTCATAGAGGGGACGACCTTTAGGTTGTAAATAGCATCATACAGACGGTTATAGAGACTATCAGATATGCTATAGCCATGCTTGTCCAGAAGATGATTGCGGATAAAAGTAAGATATCGGTTAACCGTTTCATCCCAATTCTCCCTCCGTTTCTCTGATTCTATCCATCGTGAATATCGGCTCTTGTAAATGAATTCTGAGTAATATGTATTAAATGGTGATGTCAATCTTTTACCTCTGCTTCCTTAATCATACAATCTTCTTCGTGATAATAGTTACGTTCATGGACAAATTGAATATGTTTTTCAGCTGATTCACGATTTGAAAATACACCCAAGAGTCCATCGTCATAACACCAAACAATATAGACTGTCATTCTTCGTCCAACCAACTACCGTAGTCTTCTTCGTCTTCATCATCTTCTGGGAAGATATCATTACCTAGCTTATAATCTCTCAACTCTTCTAGGAACTTTTCGAATTCATCATCATCCATTTAGGTCATGCCTCTTTGTTAGCTTGTCAACATTCGTGTTTGCAATATCCTTAAGCTTGATATCATAAAGAGATGCAACCTTGGTCAAATACCAAAGGATATCTCCAAGCTCCTTAGTCAGAGCTTCCTTATTGATAGGCTGCTTACGATCACCTTCTCGTCGATCCTTCTTTACAAGTTCGAGAACCTCACCAACTTCTCCAGGAAGTCCAAGTGCAGGGTCATCAAACAGAGGGCACGAGTCTACAAAGGTGTGATATTTATTAAATCCCATCAGTAATAACCTTCCTTACTACGTAAAATTACTTCAATGATGCCATATTTTCTTAGGTCATCTTCCATCTTAATCTTATTTTTAGAACGTCTTAGAGCCCTATCCTTGGCCAACTCGTCGTCATCTCTTTCATAAGCATCACTATAGTGACCCATTATGCTAGTTCCTTGATCGCTTGTTTAAATTCTGGTGAGCCGTTCAGATAGCTTTTCGTCCTTAGCACCTGCCGTTGTGTTACGGAGGTATTCTTGAAGGGAGTCATGTCCGCCAATGAGTACGTCTTCCCTAAAGACTTGAGGTACTTTTCGAAAACCTTGTTCCAGAAATTCTCGTTTGTATGTTTCATTTGTATGAATATCTTTCTCGAAATAATCAATGCCATATACTTGTAGTAGTTCCTTAGCCTTGACACACCAAGGGCATTCAAAGGCTGATGTAGTGTAGATAACGTACCAGGTTATCAATGGACTTCTCCTTCTGTAATACATTCAAGAAAGATAATCTTTTCTTTTATATCCTGCTCTTTTATATTCTGCTTAATGTATTCTTTACGTTGTTCACACTGCACTGCTGAGTCTGTATGGAATGTACTGTATTCCTTCTGACCTGTTAGGGAGATTAGTATAACAAGCAAAACAGAATTAATCATCTTCGTCATCACTCCCGTATTTCTTTGTCAACCAAAGCACTATAAAGAATAGCAAGAACATAGAGATAATTCCTGCTAGGATTTCGTACTCAACTATTGCCAACTAGGGCCTCCCATGAGATAGGGAACAAGGGACGAATGATCTCATCCCACTTGACTGCTAGTTCTTGGATTTCCTTTTGTGCATGCGTGTCAATGCGTAGTCTGTAGGCTCTGGCCCAAGCAGCCAAGGAACCTGTGACATAATATTCGGTATACATAGATTGTGGAAGAACCATACGAGCTTGTTCAGGTGCAACTCCATTACGAATCATCCATCCATATACTTGTTGACATTTATCTAAAGCTTCTTCATAGAAAGTATTAATGGGCATAGAACCAATATGTGTTACTGTTTTATCAGAAGAACCTTGTTTAATTGAAGATGCTGGTCGAAACCTCCATTTAGTAGGAATAAAGAACTCAGGGGCATCATCTACATACCGACGACTAACCTCATTATAAGTAAAACCCACAGTATGCTTAAACCGCTGACGAGCCACAAAAAGTGGAACCTTCTCCCG